TGTCTATGCCGTGCTTTATTTGCAGCAGTACCAGTAGTAATAGACAGATCACCAAAATCTATGGCATTACCAGTTGATGCTATAGTTAAGTACTCTATTGAATTAGATAAAGTACCATCACTATATAATCTTCCCCCAAAAGTGATTCCCCTGACATTATTAGAAGCAGAAGAATTTGCATCAGATGTTGTTGCAGCTACATCACCAAAGTCAGTTGCATTACCAGTTGTAGTGTAAGTTATATAATCAATTACATTACTACGCGAAGTACCAGAATAATTATCCCAACCACCAGCAAATATTGCTCTTGTATCATTACCTATAGATGATAATGCATGTCTAGCTACAGTTAAATCACCAAAATCTGTAGCATTACCAGTTGAAGCTGCTGCTAAAAATTTCTCTATAATATTTAGCACAGTGCCACTTGAGTCATTATTTTGTCCTCCTGCAACTATACCAATAGCTCCCAAATTAGCATCAATAGGAAAAGCAGAATTATACTGATACTTTGTTTGCAGTTTCCAAACGCCTGAGAATGATGGAGCCATTACGATATACCTCCATGTGCGTTTGATGATCCCCCATGTGCATATGGTTCACCACTTATGTCACCGAAATCTGTAGCATTACCAACAGAGGCTATAGTAATATAGTCTATATAGTTTGAAAGATATGGACTTGGCCCTGCTGGATAATCACTACCACCAGCAAATACACCTCTTACTTTAGAAGACGCTGTATTGGCATAGTATCTAGCTACGGTAAGATCACCAAAGTCTGTAGTATCTCCAGTGGATGCAATGGTTACATATTCTAATGTATTAACTGTTGACGATGTACCTGCACTTGCATCGTAAGGTCTTCCAAGTCCAAATACTGCTCTAGTGTTACTTGAAGCTGCACCGTTTGTTTGATAAGTTCCTACACTTAAATCACCGAAATCTGTAGCATCGCCAGTACTAGCAATGGTTATATAATCTATAACATCAACATCATCAGAGGCTTCAAATCCTGCTGCCATCACACTTCTTGTTGTAGATGATGCAGACATACGATCATTAACAGAAACAGTCATATCACCAAAATCTGTGGCATTTCCTGCACTGGCTATTGTTATGTACTGTATAACATCGCTTCTTGCCGTTGATCCAGCAAAAATACCTCTTGTGTTACTTCCAGATCCAGAAGGACTAGCTATTGCACTTAACAAATTACCAAAGTCTGTGGCTGTTCCTTTTGTGCTAAATGATACAAAATCAATTACATCTAGATATGAACCTGTAAAACCACCAGCATGAACAGACCTAGTACTAGAACCTGTAGCACCCACATATGATCTAGCTACACTCAAATCGCCAAACATTGCAGAGTTACCTGTAGATGCAATATCAATGTATTCTATAGTTGTGCCATACGCTCCTAATCCACCAGAAGGTTCTACACCACCCATAAACATACCCATAGCTGCTGGAGCAAAATATGATTCGTTTTGTGAGGCAGGAGTATCAGAGCAATGCGCTCCATGACTTTGTGTTCCTGTAGTGTGCAAATCTCCAAAGTCTGTAGCATTGCCTGTACTGGCTATTGTTATATACTCAATAACATTACTACTAGAACCACCTCCGAATACTCCCCTTGTCGCTGTATTAGTTCCAGCAGGAGTATCTCTAGCAACGGTAGCATCACCGAAATCTGTAGCGTTACCAGCAGATGCTATAGTTACATAGTCCATAACATTAGAATTACCGCTAGAACCACTTCCTGAACCAAACACACATCTTGTTAAACTGGCTAAAGCTCCAGAAGTTCTATCTACTGTAAGATCACCGAAATCTGTAGCATCACCAGAAGTTGGTATTGTTACAAAATCTATTGTATTTACTCTACTTGTAGTGTATCCACCACCCATAACAATTCTTGTAGTGCTTCCAGCTACACCCTTGCTTCTAATTGAGGCAGATAAGTTTCCAAAATCCGTACCATTACCTGTACTAGCTATAGTTAAATACTCTATATCATTTACTACGGAACCTGCGTTTCCTCCAGCATTTATACTCCTAACATTATTTGATGCTGAACCAGTATAAGATTTTGCCTGAGTTAAATCACCAAAATCAGTAGAGTTTCCTGTAGATGCTATAGTAACATAGCTTATTACGTCTGAGTGTCCACCACTATACCCATGATACAAAATGCCTCTAGTATCTGAACCAGCAGCACTCGAATATTCAGTAGTGCCTGTATAAACATCACCAAAATCAGAAGCGTTACCAGTAGAAGTAACAGTTATAAAATCAATACGACTAGCACTATCCATACCTGTAAATAAAGCTCTAGCTAATGCAGGAGTAAAGCTAGAAGTAGCAGCAGACAGTGGGCCATTGCCATAATCATTGATTGCCCATACCTGCGCTGTATAACTAGTACCGTTTGTCAATCCAGTAATTGTTACAGGTGAAGAAGAACCAGTACCGCCAATAACATTCGTACCGTCTGTCGCAGAAGCACCATATCCAGTAATAGGATCATCACCAACATCAGAAGGTGCAGTAAATGCTACTGATACTTGTCCAGAACCAGCAGTAGCTGCACCTATAGTCGGGGCATCAGGTACACTAAGATTGTCCTGACCTCCTATGAAACTTCCTCTACGAACCATTAGGAATCCTTATTAAGCGTCATCTATTTCTTCGTATGAGCATACTGCACTAAGATCACCAGCAGCAGATGCTTGTATTTTTAATACGTCTGATTCCATTAAATATAAACCCATATTCTTATCAATTACAACTAGCGTTGCATCAGCAGGAACTGATATTGTTTTTGCTAGATAATAATCAGCAGAGCTACGAGTTATCCATACATCAATAGAAGCAGCGTTAGTTCCATCTATGTTTGCTATAACAAGCGAGTTAATTTTTTGTACTTTGTTAGAGCCACAAGTTAGCAAAGAAACAGCAGAGGCTGCAACGTCTGCATCCATAACTGTGTTTGCATAAATAGAACTAACAGCGACTATATTTGGATTTGCCATTGTTTACCTCCTAATCAACCAAAGACCATAGCCATAGCTATGCTTTTTCCAGTAGTTACGCCATTATTTAATTGTGTTTGGATGTTACTGGTTACACCATCCAAGTAATCAAATTCTGTACTAGATACATCAGTATCATATAATGCTTTAAGATAATTTAATTCAGTTACAGAACCATTGTATCCATCTAGTGTATTTAATTCAGCAGTTGAAGATGTAACACCATCTAAAATATTTAATTCTGCACCTGTAGCTGTAACTGCTGTACCTGCATAGTTTAAGTTACCTGCTGCTATGTTTACTTCACCAGTACCTTTTGGTGTAATGTCTATATCAATATTAGAGTCATCACCCATAGCTCCAACAACAACTGCACCACCTGTTGCTGCGTTAGTTATCTCTATTGCGTTTACAGCAGAACTGGCAGTCTGTAATACTACAGCTTCATTACCATTTGCATCTGCTATAAAACCACCGTCAACTATTTTAGGTGCTGTCAAGGTTTTATTTGATAATGTCTGAGTGCTACTTGCATAGTAAGTATCCAGCAGATCTACATCAAAGTACTTCATAGCCGTAGCACTATTGTCATACATTAATATAGCATCATTATTAGCTATAGCAGTACTGGTATCTATACTAATAGCTGAAGCATCTGCAACAGTATTTATTTCTGCACCTGTGGCATTCAAACCTGATACGTTTCTATTAGCATCTACATATGCTTTAACAGACTGTTGAGTAGGAATAAGTGTAGCACTGTTAGAAGTCATATCATCTTCATCAACAAATGCTGTTGCTGTTATAGTACCATCAGTAATTGATCCAAAAGATATTGTTCCTGTTGTTGTAATATTAGATGATCCATTATCAATCGCACCGAACCCTGAAGTAATACTGCCACTATTTAATGCACCTACTGTAGTAGCAGCAGTAGTTACCAGGTTTGGCATTGCAGTTATTTCATCATCTAAATAGGCAGCTAAAGTCTGCACAGTAGCTTGTCGCATTGTACCAGCATCGTTGATAATTAATCCATCACCATCTGCGATTGCTGTTGTTCCTACTGTACTGTCACCATCCATTAAGTTTAGTTCAGTAGTTGTAGCTGTTACTCCATCCATTATGTTTATTTCTGCTGTAGAGGCAGTAACACCGTCCATAATATTTAATTCAGCAGGAGTTGCACTAATTGCAGTAGTAGTTACAGTATCTAATACAGGAATATAACCACCTTGGTTAATTAGGTATTGTGTGTGATCAGATGTAGGATCAACAATTGATAATGTAGTTTCATTTGCATCAGCAGTAGCACCTTCAAATACGATTGCATTAGCTGCATTCATTGTAACAGTATCTACTACTGTCTGTGTTCCACTAACTGTTAAATTACCTGAGACAGTTAAGTTGTCACCTATAGTTACCTCAGAAGTACCATGTCCTATTGTTATTGCAGTACCAGATACGCCTGTACCGATAGATACTGACTCACTGCTGTTAGCTGTATCAACAATAAGATAAGCATCTGATCCTTGTTTAATTGTAAATGCAGTTGCTGAGTTATCTGTTACTGCTACATTAATATCAGTATCATCAGCAGATATAGAATCAAGAGCAATATCGCCTACATTAGTTATATTACCGTCACCTACGCTAAGTGCAGTAGCAGTAACGGAAGAGTTAAATGTAGCTGCTCCTGCTTCTGACATATCCAGTGTTAATGCAGTAATACCTGATCCACCGTCATTACCTTGAAAGATTATATCTTTATCGCTTACAAGTGATTTAATTGTCAGGTTATCGCTGTCCATACTAACATGACCAACATTAGTACTTCCATCTTTAAATATAACTTCTTCACCTGCTGCATCAAGTAAAATATCCCCTGCACCATCTAATGTCATATCACCAGAAGATAATGCTATAGTTGTACCGTCAATATTAAAATTATCTATATCAATACCAGCATCAGCAGTAATCTTACCAGTAACACCTAACGTACTGCTCATATCTACAGCACCGTTTATATCTATTGTAGTACCGTTTATTTCTACTTCACTATCCGATACAAGATCCAGTACGCCATCAGCAGATTGATGTATGTAAGTACCACTGTCTCCAAATTGTAATTGATTAGTACTATTTAATAGTACACCAGTATCTGCTACATGAGTTAATGTAACATCCTGATCATCACCTAGATTAATTACTGCACCGTCAGCAAGGAACAGATCACTAAATTCTAATGATGAAGTACCTAGTGCAGCACCGTCAGAAGCATCTGGAACAAATGCAGTTGTAGCAGTTATTGTTGTTCCTTGAACGGTACTAGATCCAGTAAGCGCACCAGTAACACCTAATGTACCAGCTACAGTAGCATTCTCATCTACAGTAAGAGTATCTATGTGTGCAGTGCCATTTAAATAAAAATCTTTAAACTGAAATGATGTACTACCTAAATCTATATCATTATCTGTTATAGGCAGAATAGATCCGTCTTGGATACGAACTTGTTGTACTGAGGAAGAACTAACTTCTGTATAAAATTCTATATGATTATTAGAGGTATCTATAAGTATCTTGTTATTCTGATCAGCATCTCCTATACGATCTATAGGTGGTCCTTCTGCTGCCGTACCGTCATGTGAGTGACCTGTAGATTCGTTAAAGGCTGCTAGTACTTGGTTTAATTCTGCATTAAGTGGTGCTGCTGATATAACCTCACCACTAACTATCTGCGCTGTTGATTGTCTAGTATATCCTGCCATTATCTGTATCCTGCATCCTGATAAGTTATAGAAAACCCACTAATACTGTAGGGAGATTGGGTTCCTGTTGATGTTATAACTAATGAGATCGCCCTACCCGATCCCTGAATATTTGATTCTAATACTGGACTAGAAGAACCGTCAAAGGTAAAAGTAGTATCATAAGTAGATCCTGTTGTCGTATATCTTGCTAATGCTCCTGCTGTTGTTAATGAGTATGTACTTGGATCTGGAACATTAGGATCATCCCAATCATAGGCTATACCTAAGTTAATTGTAGACGATCCTTCTGGTCTGGTAAATAATGAAATATGCTGATATATTTTGCGTTTTTCGGTGGAGTCAAAGTATAAAAAAGGCGTTGCGTAAACAGAAACAACATCAGCAGTATTAAATGTACTTCCACTTTCCTGCTTAAATACTTCACCACTTGCGTCACCATGAAGAACATACTCAACATTATCTATTAATCCACTTGTTGCTACAAATGCTCTTATACCTAATAATTCTCCAAACTCCCAACCAATTCTTCTATCTGCAAATCTAAGACCTCCTATTATTCCTGCTGTATCAGCAGCTGAAGTCGTTGTCTTAGGAAAGAAATAACGAAACTGTGATTTATTTCTAATAACAACCGAAGACATATTACTTAAATCGTGAGTACTAGGTAATGCTTGTAGTAATTGTTGTACTGGTTTAGATACCGTTTCAAGCTCTACGTCACCAATTCTAGCAGTACCTTGAATAGGACGAATACCATCTGATGCTAGAAATAATACGTCACCACCTATTTCTATTATACTGTCTGTCGCAATACATCCAATATTATCTGTTACTTCTGCAAGAGCAAAATCTGACGCAGAAGAACCTGTTAATTTTTTTATTTTATCTTTACCAAAAACATATAAAGCATCTCTAAACTTTGCAAGACCTGTTATATTAAAACCAACATTAATAGTTCCAGAACCACTAGCAGATCTAAATCTATTATCTGTATTTGGTTCACTATAAAGTAATTTATTTGGTCCTAATGCCGTTGTTGGAAATCCTGCATAAAACTGATGATTTTTAAAATCTGTACTAAAAGCAGCCCCTAAAGGACTAGCATCATCTCCTGTAGTATGGCTACTAAAAGTACTTCCAGAATACTTTGCTGGAGTATTAACCCCATCACAAATTATAACTGCTTCAGTACCTGTAAAGGAATTTAATGTATGCCTTATTTTTGGTATCTCTATAGAAGATCTAAAAGAATGTACTCTAGTCCAACCACTTGTATTGTATTTCCAAATTGTATAATACTGACTATACTTAGCAGTTACTGAACTGCCACCTCCTGTAGCACCGCTTGTTGCTGCAGAAGTAAAAGTAACTGTATAAGTATTAGCATCAGCTACAGTTACTATTTTCATTTCTACTGAGTTTGGAGTTATACCTCCTACAGCAGAGCTACCTGAAAATGTAACATAGTTACCTACAGACAATCCATGAGCAGTATGTGTTACTGTTATTGTTGCACTTTCATCAGTAACAACAAAAGGGTTTGCACCTAAAGAATGAGTTTTAGCAGCAGATACATCAAAATACTTAAATGTTACTGAGCTACCTCCTCCGCTACCTGCACCACTAGCGTTAGACGTAAATGCAACTGTATAACTATTAGCATCAACAACAGAAGCAACTGTCATTTCTACATCGTTTGGCGTTATTCCGTTTACAGCAGATGAACCCGAAAAAATAACTCTGTCACTTACTGCTAATCCATGACTAGTATGAGCTACGGTTATAGTTGCACTGCCACTACTAGTAGTAAAAGGATTAGATCCTAAAGATCCAGTATAATCGCCATCATTGCGTCTACAGGCATATGGAGTACCATCAAGTATCCATAATCCCACAACTTCTCCAATACCCGAAACAGTACCATAAGTAGAGTCATATGAAGTATATCCGCTAATTCTTCTATATCCACCAAATTGAGATATCTCCATATTTAACATACGAAGTGCAGCACCTGGATTAGATCCAGCAAGTGCTAATGCATCCTCGTTAGTAAATAACCCTCCTCTGGAAAGTACTGTAACGTCTTTAAGAGCATCTGCCATTAGAACGAACCATGTGGAACTGCTAGTAGTCTCCCTACTCTCGTATCTCTAACGTCAGTAAATCTATTAATAAGAAGTGTACGCATACGCTCTACACCTTCTTCAAATTTTTGTTTTGTTATTGCTGCTTGTTGTGCATTATCTCTAAACATATAAGTATGGTACAATGCACCGTCTATAACAACGTGTTTAAACTGATCTGGTACTGACATTGTATCTGTAGCGTTTGTAAGATCACTTGCAAAAGCAAAATAATTGTAGTTTACAGTGTAAGCCTTATCTGGAATAGGAGAGAATCCTGCTTTATTAGAAAGTGTTCTATAAATGTATACAGGAGTTGCATAATCAGATGAAGTTGCGTTTCCATCCCTTTCATAAAATCTAGATATAAATGTGTCATAGTTTATTAGTCGCAATAGTTTTGCATCAGCACTTATGCTATCGTCTTTAGCAATACGAAAACTATCCCAATCTGCTATTTTAAAATCAGTAGCCAAAGTATACTCAGCCGTACCTGATGCTAAAGTTAAAGAAGCAGATGTATAATTAAAAGGAAATTCAAATTCTTTTTGAGATATTTCTTGTAATGATGCATTAACTGAATCTTTTACTTGAGATCGAAATCCTGATACTGTAGGAAAATCAGTCGATGTTATTTCAACTTCATTTAATCTACGCAATGTATCATTAACTAGTGTAAGAAAAGTTGTTGCCATGTCATATCCAAAAGTAAGATAAAGGGGTAGCCCAAACTAATGAACTACCCCAAAACCTATTAAGCTAGGGCATCCCTAGCAGCAGCTGCAGGTTCTGCACCCTGTTCATTGCAATCAATGACAGTAGCATAAACCCTAATTCTGCCAGTAGTAGGTGCTGCACCAGCAAGTTTAACATCAATCGTATCAGTTGTTGAAACAAATTGTGTATACGTTGAAGCAGCCGAACCAACAACTGTGTTAGTTTGACCGTTAGAACCTGCTGCACAGAAACCTGTTGACGTTACGTCTGCACCATCAACGATGTCATCACCTGCTGCAAAGTCGATATCAGCAGTTACAGAAGAGTTGAATGCTTTCATAACTTCTGCTCCAGCGTTAAGTACAAGTACTCCTGCTGGAACTTCTAGAAGCTGAAAGATGTCTCCATCTGCACCTGAGTATCCTTTTGCAACCATGTCATCAATGTCAAGAGTAGCCTCAACATTATACATAACGTGACTGTCACCTTTTGATGGTAACTTTGCAACGGTATCTGCTCCAACACCTGTGGTATCGGCATCAGTCATATCATAAGTAGCCATGATTTATCCTCCTTAACCAGCGATGTTGTAGTGGGCGCGAACAAGAGCTTCAGGACGAAGAATCTTGCGACCATACAAATGCATACCACGAACAATG